ATATTTCTTTTTTTAGAGTATAATCATTATATAATAACTAATAACACACAAAGCAATGAAAAACACAGTAAAAATTAGCAAAGCAGATTTTATTAAAATGCTCTTAACTTGGAATTTAGGTGCGCAACCTGCTTCAATTCAGTATGTTACTGAACCTAAATTGACTGCCGAAGGTAAAAAACGTTTTGGTAATATTACCAAAATTGCCAATGTTGGTGGAATGATAGGGTATAGCTACGAAAACAGCGTAAACAATCAGTTAGAACGTGAAAATAAAGAACGTGAATTTATGGCTCAACCTTTATGGAAGGGCAAAGGTAAACGCTTGTCTCCTGCCCTTGCTACACATATTGAGAACGGCAATTTTTACCTTACATATAAGGCACAACAAACTTTCAAAAGTTTTCACTTCGATATTAACCTGAATTTTGTACCCTATGCAATTTTAAAATCATTTTTCCCTGAAAGTAAAAATTATAGTCAGGGTGTAAATGAAGGCAGCGAAGTACACCACAGAGAAATAAAAATAGACAACGTTCGCAGGGTGAAAATCAAAAAAGTAACTTATGAACTGATTTAAAATATGAAAAAAAGAGGGTTATATTTTAACCCTCTTTTTTTTAACCTATTTCCTTATTTAGACTGTATATAAATAACATATATATTTATTTAGACTGTATATGAATAAGGGTAACCTCTATAACCCCCTATCCATGCACCCTGCAACCCCCTATCAACCCCCATCCTTACTCCCACCTATCCCCCCCGTATCCCCCCCTCCCTACCCCCCGTCAAATGAGGGGTCTGGAGGGTTGGGGGTGCTACACGACTATTTCCACAATAGAGAAAAAAAATCCTAAAAAAATTTTTTACTACCCAAAATTAAAGGTCAAAAAATTTCCCCAAAAATTTTTATGTAATTGAAAATATGTTTATTAGATATATTTACTTAAAGATAATCATTAAGGTGTTAATTACTTATTTTCTCTCGTTTGCAATAAACTCTCGTATATAATTAGAACTCTCATGCTCTTTTAGTTCTTTAATTATTTCATCAGCATTTTTGTAATGAATTGGATTCTGGTTTTTGTTTTTTATTTTAAATTTAGACATTTTTCCATTACTGAAATACTTTCAACCATCATATATTGGTTTGTTTCTACATTATAACCCAATTGTTCGAGAATATTTTTAAATAAATTCCAACTTAATGTACCTTTTTGTTCTATTGACAAAGTTTGTATTCCTTCTTTTATATAAGGTTTTGGGTCTTTAGTTCTTTTACCGTCAATACTATTTATTGCAGCAAACAAAACATATCCATCAGCTTTATGATATGCATCCCGAAGATTAAAACAAATTTTATTCAGATTGGGATTACCAGTTATTACAATTTGAAAATATTGAGCAAGTTCTTTTCCTTTTTCAAAGACATCCCCGGCATGCATGAATTCATTTTGATTTTTCATCATTTTATCTCCACCGAATACATCAAGAATAATAGTATGATCATCGGGAGAATCTACTTTTTTTGAAAGTAAATCTGTCGAGTTAGTTTTGGGTTTCAATACTCTTCTTTTTCTTGTCATGGTAAGTTATTTTTTATGATTAGGATTATTACATTGTTTTCCTTTTTCAACCATCCAATAACATCCGGGAATATTACAAGGATGCCAGCAATCACAAGTTCCTGCTTGTGCTCTGCAATTAGCACATTTCCAATCTACATTATCGAGTAGAACATCCATAGGTGTTCGGATTTTTTTTGGTTGTTCGGGTCTCATAATTTTTTAATTTATGGAACTTTATCAATTAATACAAATCCATTTTCTACTCCAATTAATTTACTTTCCCATTTTTTTGGATCGACATAAACCCTGCCTTTGAAGACATATCCACAATCATAGCATTCGTGATCAAGAAATGGGACACCATATTCAGTAAAACTTTTCAATAATCGAAAGTTTATAAGATGATTACAATTCTTATTTTTTCTAATATTGAACGGATTCATTGGAATAAATTTAATAAACAAAAGTAAGTTAAATTATTCTATTATTTTTAGTTTTTTGGTGAATTAAATATAATATCATCCATAAATTCGAAATATTTTTTAAATGGTTTTTCTGCACCTAATAACCAAAAAATAGATATAAATATTAACGATATTATTATATGAATTATTGCAATAATAGTAAGAGTAAGTAATGGTAATCTTTTCATGGTTTTAATTTTAACCAGTTATTATATTCTTTAACATATTTTTTACCATATTTGATCCATTTATAAAAACTAAAATCACTACCTATAATAATTGCTTTTAGTCCAATTAAACCAAATATTGTAATAACTATTCCTGATAGTATTTCCATAATTAAAAAGGATAATCTTCGATTACTTTAAGAAACATTTCACGAGGTAACATAGTATCCAATGCGGTTTCACATTCTGCCATTATTTTAGCAAATGCTATTAGTTCTGATGTTATTTTATTAAAATATATTGGTTCACCATCGACTTCTTTCCATCCAACTTGATTCTTTTTTATTTCACGATATATTCTTGTAATATAAGAATATGTGCAATTACTGGAAGGTGGATAATTATTTATTTTAATTCTTCCTGTGTCTACCCAAATAGTGTTTTCATCAATTTCATATTTCATGATTAATAATTTTAGTATTTATAAAATACTCCTTCATGTCTAATGGCTTGATAAATTATATCAAGAATAAAATAAGTTATTCCAAAATATAAATATTTTGAAGATAATATAATATTTGTAGCAGCCAATATTATTGCAATGCAATTTAACTTTTGTATAACATTTAAAATAATGTTTAAATTTTTCATTATATATGAATTCTCATTGATTATTTTCAAAAATAATCAATATTTCTATTGCATAACTTCAATTAATAAATACAATCTCAGCTACAAAAATTCAAATTAATTTTTTTTATTTTTTTATTAAATTATTAATTATTAGCGTACTTATATTGATTTCATTGAGACATAAAACAATAAATATTTTTTATAAATTTTTATATTTATCATAAAAATCAATTAACATATATACAGTTCTTGCATCTCCACTACTTTCAAACATAAATCTTTTTCTTAACCAATTTACAGCTTGATCAAGAGTTAGTTTATTCCAATCAATCCAACCTTCCGGTACAGATAAACTTTCCAGATGTGCAGTTTTTTCATTTTCTACAATTTCATTTTCTACAATTTCATTTGTTTTATTAGCCATTTTAAATCCAAATTTATACATCAGATTTCCAAATTGTGTAATTTCAATAATACCATCGGGAAATTGTAAATAAAAATCTTCAATTTTTAATACACTTCTATCATCAATAATATCAACTGTAATAGGTGATTTAATCATATTTTGATTTTCCATTTTATTAATTTATTAGTTGTAATTTTTTGACAACTAACATTAACTTATAAAATTAAGTCAATTGATAATTATAAGAATATTTTTTCATTCTTATATTATAAATTTTAATCAAATTTTTTAATTTTTCATTTTCTAAAATTAAACTTTCAATATCTTTTTCTTCTCGAAGAATAGATATGATATGATTATTTATTCTAATACGTTTTTGTGATTCGTATCTACATCTAACTAATTCTTTTAAGCTTAATGTGTTATTGTCCATTCTTCAATTATTATTACAGTGATTAAAATTACAATTTTTATAAAGAATATTTCAAGCATATACTTTAAATCCGGAATCATATGCAGTTATTCCTGCGAATATTTTATCATCATCAAATTCAATTATTTCATTATCAGAATAACATTTGGCAGTTTTAATCCATTCAGTGAATGTTAATCCGAATAAATTTTCAAATTTTATGTCAAATTGTTCACGTGGTTCATTTTGTACCAACACCAATTTTCTTTTATTTACTTCCATTACTATTTTTATCAGGAATACTATTTCCGGGAACTGTAAAAATGGATTTATATTTTTCAAATCTATTAACCGCATCAAGTATTAATGTATTATATTTTTTTGCTTTTCCGATTTTTAATATACTTTTGGCTTCTAATTTTGCCAAGTAAATATCAATATCTTTTACAATAGCTTTGCTGAATACATTACATGTTAAGTGAGAACATTCACAAATCCCTTCATATTTTTTACCGGATACTATATCAACTATAGTATATGATAATTCATCTTCCGGTGTTGTACTAAAACCCCTATCGCCTTTACTTCTCGCATCACCAACATTTTCAATTATATGATAAGTATTATTTTCAGAATTGAAAATGTAATTTCCGTTTTTAATTTCTTCTTTTTTTAGCATATGTTTATTTATTGGGAATATCCTGATCTTTATTTTCATCATTCTGATCTTGAATATCGTTTTTACGATTCATACACATTTCTCTACCATACCATTTTTCTCTGGCTTGTAAAGTTTCATTAAATATTTTTAAACAACCAGTAAGATAATTTGCCAAAATAAAATCTGGAGTATCACTGTCATTTTCAAGACAATGTTTATTAATCAAGTGTTCGAGTTCCTGTTTGAAAGTTTCTTTTACCATATTGTTTTAATTTAAATAATTCATATAAATTTGATCAGTTCTAATAATATCACGTTTAAGAAGTTCCGATAATTTTAATTATGATTCTTTAAATTAATGCTTCGGGTTTGAATGCCTCCGGGTATCGTTTTTTTGCAAGACTAAACCATCTATTAAAATCTTCTTTTTTTTCTTTGGTTCTCATTGTAATACCCATAAACAATGATGAATGAATCCAACCTTTACCAATCACAAAGCTATAAAAATTATCTTCATCTTTATCATCCAGATGAACTTCCTGTCGAAAACCTTTAATACTATCATATGCATTTTTCAATACCACATTAGGAAATAGTTCTTTCACTTCATTAATGAATTCAATTTGATTACTTTGTGAATTTCCATCACTTTCATCACCAAAATACATTAAGTCCATCATAATTTTATTGGTTTAGAATGATATTCCAACAACAACAAATACTTTTTCCTGATCAGGATTAAATACAACCTGTCCAATTATGGGTAATGAAAATGAATCAGTAATCTGAATTATTTTAGTAGTTCCAAGTCCTACGTGACATATATTAAACTCATTATCTGTAGTTAACCAACCGTCACCTGCACCAATACTTAAATTGAAATTTTTAAATTGATATAATGTTTGGAAGTACATATCGTTTCCTTTTGAACCAACTCCCTCGGCTTCATTAAGAATATAATTTCCAGTAAGTGTTAATCCTTTAATTGTATATCCGACATTAATTTCAAATGCTTGGCTTCCGGTGGTATCTGAAACATCAAAAAATTCAAGATCAGTAAGATAATAATCGGTTATACCAATACTTAAACCGAATGAAAAATTATAACTAAAGAATAGATCGGTTTCAGAATAACCTGTTGCATCGAATGATCCCCATGCTCCGATTGTTAATTTTTCTGTAGTAAATTTAACTATAGGTTGAAAGGCAGGACCTGTTCCAAGCTTACTACCTCTAAATATAAAACTACTATAAATGTCAGCATTTGCTGAGAAATTTGAAGATTTTTCTTCTTGAGAAATTGCATTAACTACAATGATTGTAAATAAAATCACAAAGGTTAATAGTTTTTTCATAAGATTTATATTAAATTTTTATTAAAGTAATTCCTTCAGTATCTTCATAAACATCACCATCAACAACCAATTGAAATATTGATTTTATTTCTCTTGGTTTTAATTTTGATTCTTTTAAATATGCTGCATGAACTTCAGTAATCCACATTTCATAAAGTTTTGTTTTACGTTTTGCTTTTATTGCTGAACTTCTTAATTCCAATAAACCTTCAACAGTTTTAATATCTGCAATTTCATTAATAGTAGGGTCTTTTGGTATACCTGCTTTAAGGATATCCCCAATTGATTCATCACCACTTTCTGCAAGTTCATGGAGTTTTTTATTTTCTGGATAAATGTTTATTATCCAATCAATAAGTGTTTGAGTGTAGGTAATAGTTATCATTTTGTTAAATATTTATCATTGTCATCAAATGTTTTCTTTAAAAATTCTTCAGTTCCAATAATAATCCCATCAATTTCTGTGTTATCATTTTCACTATTTTTAGGTAGAAGAAAATTCCAGCCAAGTTCAATACCACACATTGCAATAAGAATAACGGGATGAATTTCATCCCCCTCATTAAATTTTAATTTTTGGTAATTAATTAAACCACTTTCAAGCATTTTTTTTAGTGCAGCTTCTGGTGTCATTTGACTTGTAATATAGTCGTATAATTCTTGTAATGTAAATTCTTTACTCATTATTTAATTATTTAGAAAATTTTTGAAATTGACATACTTTTATATGACCAAGGATAGAATGTTTAAGATTTGTACTTGCTATTGGACAATCATCACAACAAGTATTTTCCCCATATTTATGTACTAAGCAAAAATCAGTTTTTCTAAGAGTATTAACTAATATTGCAAGTTCTTCTTGTTTTTTTAGTAGTTCAAATTTTGGAACTAAATTTTTAAATTCTTCTTCAGTTAAAATATAATGCATAATAAAACAATTAAACCTTAGTGAGCAAATGTAGTAAAAAATATATAATTTACAAATATTATATTAGAATTATTATTCAATATACTTAAAGTATTTATATAAAAAGTTTAGAGTGAAAATAATTGATATTATAAAAGAAGAAATTTTAGACCCTAATAATATGATCTCATATATTCCTCAAGGATATAAACATAATATTTTAGATGAAACTTTTGTGAGTGTAAATGAAATTAAAACATTAACAAATGATATATTAAAAAAGGTTGCTAATAATAATTACCAACAATATAATCGGGATAAAGAATTCAAATATATTTATGGTTTGAGATTAAGTGATATGGATAGTAGTAAATATAAAGAGATTAAAGATTTTATTGAAAAATTGAATGTTGAGATATCGTTTTCACCTAAAAACCCAAGCATAAATAGTTATGGTGAATATGGTAATTATGAAACAAAAAAAAGTCAATATTTTAATCCACATTTATTACGAAATATAACAATATATTATGATTATAATTTAGTAAAAAATAGGATTGATGATGTAATTAAAGATCATGAGGAAGTTGAAGCATTTGATGTATATAGTAAATTATATTATCAAGTAAATTCATCATTAACTCATGAATTACAACATGCGTATGATGATTATCGAAGTAATGGAATGTCTTATAATACCAAACAATTTAAAGCATTTAAAGAAAAGAGTTATAATAAAAATACTAAAATTGCAAGAAGTCAGATTAATGATTTAGAAACGTTAAAAAGATATTTAAATTTACCCCATGAAATATGGGCAAGATTTTCTCAGGCAATGGTAAAATTACGTTTTTATACTATGGATTTTGATAATCAGGGAAAAATTATTGAATATAAAATGTATCCATTACAGGAAGTAATGAAACGATTTAAATATGAATATGAAAATTTTGGAGTTCTTTCTGATAATATGAAAAAAAGATTATATAGAAAAGTTGCACAGTTTTGGCAATATGAAAAAGAAAAAATAGATGAACTTAATTTAGAAAGAAAAAATTTAAGTACTAATAAGGACTAATGCATCTTTCATAATAAAAATTTAGAGGGTATGGCAGGATCATAAGGTAACTATGACATCAACCTTCTCTCGTTGGAATCACTCAGGAATGTCTTCATCGTGTTTACCCGAACATAGTTCAGCTCCCGTGCTTAATAAACCTTATTGTTTGCTTTCAGCAGAAAGATTTAGTGGAGAAGGAGGGAATCGAACCCCCAAAGATTATAAGTCTTCACAAAATCTGATTACGCACTCAGATAAAATTATCAATTATCATCCAATAGTTAGTGTTAACCCCACTATTACTCTTACTGTGTTTAAACACCGCAAGCGACTTTACCGTTTGTCTACTCCCCCAAATATTAAAAAACAGTCATTATCTGCATAACCATAACAAATATATTGCTCTTCTAAACACAAGTCTATCTGGTCTGAATCCATGTGTGACATTTTATAACCTATATTTCAGCATCCTATATGTAACGTTTCGTTCCCAATATTTACGTAAGGTTAATTAGCTTATCTTTCAGTCAAAATGTGAAATTTGCAACAGACTGTCAATATTTTAAATAATGAAGTGGTGTGTTGTTACACCAAATGCTCTTAGGACTGTTATAAGCATTGAAAAAGAAAGTTTAACTAAAGCACTTTCAGACTGAGTTCCTCTCGTACCTTTTCAGTCAAGATCATCACGTGATCTCTAATCTTAATTCCAACATCCTCTCGTATTTGGAACTTACTTACAACATAACTACTAACCTTTCATATTCAAACAGCAACGTTGGATGTTTCGGTATTTCAACCTAAACCGAACTGTATATGAAATTTCCAGTTTTTGTCTTCCGATGGTTTTACGGACGAACCCAATAGTTTGATACCGTCACGCTTGTCAACGCTGTATCAGCATAATACAGTTTAACTTCCATTGGCAACTCATTATAGGATGGCTACTCTCAAGCCTACCTTCCACATCATTAAATCTTTTTCAAAGAACTTAAAACAAAGCCGTTTCTGCTTATTCAACATCCAGACTGTTAAGCTAATCCCCAAGGAAAGGTTTAAGTTTGACCTGCTCACTTTGTTATTATATACAATTTTACGAATAAAATTTGGTTTTGTTACAAATAAAATAAGAAAAATTTAGAAAAAATTAGAGATTTGTGATATTAATGATATTATTTAAAAAATTTTATCAGAAATAGTATGAATTGCTGAACCACTTTCTAAACCAATTGCAACTAAAATTAACATATTCCAATTAATATATGTAAGAATATTTATATCTTTCCAGAAATAAAATATTGTAAAAGGTATTAACCCAATATAAATAACCCGAATTATTGTACCAATTAATATTCCATGAGTAAAAATGCTTCGATGTTCAAACATTAATTGGTATGGAATCCAAATTATCTTCAAAATGAACCAACGATTATATGGTCTACTATTAATATCAAGATCACCATTAAACATTAATGATGCAAAAAGATAAGCAATAAAAATAATACCAGTAATTTTAATATCTTTTGTTGTCCAATATGTAATTCCAACAATTATCGGGGCAGCGACTGCGGTAATAATATCATGAGTTCTTCCGTTTGGCATAATTATAATTTTTATTTAATTATACGATCAGAACTATTATTTGTTACAATTTAAATTTTGGAATATAGTTTATTTTTTAATTTCTTATAACAAACTTCACCCCAATTATTTTCTGTTCTATTTGCTCTTTTCTCATGAGGATGATTAAAATAAATATAATCACTATTGTGACCAAGTTTTTTCATTTTTTTGATATGAGTATTATACTCATAATCAGGTAATAAATAATGTTTATATTCGTGAATTACAGTATAACAAAGTTCTCTTATTGAACATAATGAATTTAAGAAAATAGAAATTGTTCCTTTATAATAATAACCACGTAATCCATATTTATGATCAACATAGTCTGAATTCCCTTTTGATTTATAAACTCTTATTTTAGGATAGGTTTTTCGATATTTTGATTTACCAAAAGTATTTTCACACCAAATTAATATAAGTAAAACCTTATCTCTATCAATGTTTTTGACCATATGATGTGATTTATATATTACGATAACAAATATAGTTATCCAAATTTTAAATAGCAAGGATTATAATTAATTTAATGTAATTAATTAAATATCAACTATATTTAATTATCTATTGGGAGAATCTTAAAAGAGTATTTACCCCTAAATTTATTATTTGCTTCATCTATTAATGTACGATAATAAATTGGTATTGAATCATATGCTGTTGATTGACCAAAGGATGGTGATTCACCTGCTCTTACTACTGCAATAAATGCTTCAGGTAATTTAGTTCCATATTCAAATTGTGCTTGATATGGAAATGCTCCTATTTTAATTAATAATTCGAACATATCTTCATGTAATAAATTACTTTTTTGTGCAATATATAAATCGACATTATTAGTTAGAATGGCTCTAACAGATGAATCAATACCTATAAGATTTCTTGGGTTTTTATATATTGAAACTGGTTTAGGTAATATTCTACTCGCAGATTTATTAACAAAACCAACCAATTCAGCATTTACTTCAATATCTTTTGATTGTTCCGGTGCATGACCTGTGGTTTTTTCAAAATATTTATCAGCTAAACTCATTGATGGTTCATCATCGGTTTGCCAATCAGAATAGAAATTCTGAAATTCTTCATTAATTATTCGAAGAAGTTTTGAAATCTTCATTTAAATGATATTTCAAATAAATACTTCAGTGAACTATAAATTACTTAATACTTATATTATCAATTATTATTTTATTACCCCAACAATGTGAACATATACGTTGACCTGATGTTGAGTTACTATCCTCAATCCAACCAAATCCATCACAATCAGGACAGTTTTTCCATGTAGTTTCGACATTTAATTTTGTTATTACTTCATGTAATGTATTATCTTTCAGTTGATCGGTGACATCTTCAACCATTGAATAATTATCATCTATTTTTTTCTTTAATTCCCAAGTATCATTACTAATTTTACCAATATTCCAACGAATTCGATATGCTTTTTCAGTTACTAATAATATTGTTACTGATGATAGTATATCAGAAATTCTAAATTGGAGTAAATATGTGTGATTTAATTCTAAATTCATAATATTTAATCAATATATCCTATAATTTTTAGGAATTTGGAATTGCAAAGCATTTTAATATCATCTCCTGTTTCATTTTCAATATGAACCACAGTTTTTTTATTTATAAGACCTTCACGATGATATGTTCTTCCTTGTTTTCCAGTTTTAGTTTCCACTAAATATCCAGCATCTTTACTCATAATATGTCATTTTGCTTTTTACTCCCTATGATAGTAACGTGAATAGTAACTTCTTTTGGTAAATTAGTTAACATTCCCGAAGATCGTTTAATTTCATTATAATAAATAATTTCCCAACCTTCTTTAATTAAATTATCGAAAAATTCTTGTATTGTTTCATCAGTAAATGAACCAGTGAATCTTTTATATTTTATGTTTTTTTCCATATAAATATTTAATAAACAAATATAACGAAACGTGTAATAAAAAGCAATACTTTTTGTATTTATATTTAAATAACTATAGATTAAAACTTACTACTATGGGTATAAAAAAAGATAAAGAGGTTATTATATTATCCCACAAAATTGATAGATATAAAAAGAAAATAAAAACATTAAAAAAATTTGGAATTTCAGAAAAAAAAATTACAAATTTAGAAAAGAAACAAGCAAGATATGAAACATGGTTAGTAGAAGTAGCAGAAAAAGGAGATTATAAATAAAAAAATCGGTAGCTAAATACTACCGATTTTTTTATTTATATATGTTTTAATAAATTCATAATCTCTACAATATTCTGAAGAAAATAAAGCTATATCATCGATATATTTTTGATATTTTTTATTCCAATATAAAATAAAATCATCAACAAAATTTTCAACATCTATTATTGAATGAATTTTATTATCTAAAAATAAATTTTTAATAACAACAAGTGTCCATGTTTTTTGATCTATAGATAATTTGGAATATTTTTTTTAATATGATTAATTGTATGTTCGAAAACATATAGAATATTTAATGTTCTATCTTTTTCATTTAATAATTCAAGAACTGGAGTGTATTTTATTAATAACTCATTCCCATTATTACTTGTTGAACCTGTCATATGCGTTTTTTGAAATTTGACAAAACTCTATTTTACCAATAAATTCGTTTAATGTTTTTGCATTAGTATAACTCATTACATTACGTAAATAATGTTCAAAATTTTCAATCCAACCTTTTAAAAAATATTCAACATTTCTTACTCTTATAACACCTTCAGAAGTCTTAAACACTTTTTTACCCATTGCTTTCTGTGCTTCTTTGGTACTCATTCCCCGAAACTTCTTTTTAATTGGAAATCCTAACGTAAATAACCATTTAGCAATTTTTTTATTTATTTTTATTTTTAAAATGTAATTATCTGCAGCACTTTCAATGGCTTTATTAAATATTGAACCGATCATTACAAAATCCGCACCAAGTGCTAATGATTTAATAATATCAGAATAATCCTTCATTCCACCATCTGCAATTATGGCAGGTAATTTTAAAGTTATATTTCTGTTTTTAAATTCAGTTTCAATTTCTGTTTTAATTGTTTTAATATCATGAATTAATGATGCCATTGGATAACCAATACCCGATTGTTTTGTTGTTAAACATCCATTACCATTACCTATACCAATTCGAATATAATCAACACAATTATTTATTACATACCATCGATAAGTTTCTGGATTAGCAATATTACCAACCATTATAGTAATATCCGGTCTTAATCTTTTAATTTCTTTTGAATATTCAACTATTTTTTGCATATGTCCATTTGCAATATCAATTAAAATATGTGCATTAGAATGAAAAGCATTATAATTATCTTTACTATAAAGTTCTAAATCTTCTAAACCAAAACTAACAAAAATTTTAGGAAATTTATTAATATTTTGACAGTGCTCAAGAAATTGAGCATATTTTATTGTTCTTGGTAATGTAACAAAAATTTTATTTTGTAGAAAGATATTATAATTATCCAAATTTACTACTGTATCCATTGGTGCAGTAAATAATGGTAATTTAGTTGGAAGTATTACATCTTTATATCTACTTGTTACTTTGGTATTTATATTTGGAGTAATTAATATATCATCAAAATCTAACTTTAATTTAATTTCTTTCATCTAACTATATCATTTTCAAATTCTTCTTCATAATAAAAAGAGGCAAACGGTTCATTTTTAAATGATTTAACAAATTCATATTGACCTTCCGGGGAAATATTATCAAGAATTTTTCTTATTTCAGGAGTGTCATTTATTAAATATCCACCAGTCATATATGGTACACCGTTTATTTCAATAACAGCCAATGAAATTGTTTTATTAAGTCTATTTGCAAGTAATTTAACTTTTTGATATCCATTAGAAGATGGAGTAATATGTAATATTTCGATTACTATTTTTAAAAAATTAAAAGAAGTGTGAGTTATGTGATAAAAAATATAATGAAAAATGAGTTTTATTTCTTTATTCTTTAGTCTTAACAAAATGAATCATAAATTTTGAACATTCATATCGATATCATTTTTCGTATAGTTTCTTTTCATTACTGTTTTTAATCAAAAAACAACACACTTCAGTTTATTCTACTTCTTCATCCCAAGGAATATCAGTAGTAAAATTATATACATCAATTTCTTCTTGTATTGCATCAACTTTCTTTTGAAATTCTTTTATGTGTTCATCCCGTTTATTTTCGGACATTTGAACTTTATATTCTATAATATTTGAATCTGCGTATCCAACAATTTTATTACCTTCAGTAACATCAATTTCGTTTAAGAATGAAATTAATGCTTTATTTTCACCAAGAATATAAATTTTAGCTTGAATTTCAACATTAGCTTGATTAATAGCAAATTTTAAATTAATAAGTTTATCAATTTTTTTCTGAAGCTTTTCAAAAAGAGTATTAATATTAAATCTTTCAGAGTTCAAAGAACCCACTAAATAGGAGTTTTTGTCTTTGATTTGATTTTTTATTGTGGAAATTTCACCAGCTAAACGCTTTTTAATTTTTAATGCTTTATAAAGTTTCATATTATTATAAATTAATAAACAATATTAAATAAATTATCATTAATATGCAAGGACAATTTTATTTTTTTTCGTTATAAACAGTCATAAAATTATTTTTAATTCTAATATAATCATTATCAAGTATAAATGTTCTAAATTCTTTTTCAGTGGAAAATGAATTTTTAAATTTTGCCATCATGTTTCCCAATTCTTTACCTTTAAGATCAGGAAGCCATGATATAACAATATCACCATTAAATTTTTGAGATGCTATTTTATTAAGTTTATCTTCTTCATTTAATGTATTTAATTCTTTTTTTAGTGCTGCTTCAATAAAATATTCAGCAATCATTGGAATATATTCTTCTTTATCAATTTTAAATTCGTATCTGGAATTAATATTATTATCTTTGAGATAATTTAAAAAAAGATGGTATGATCCACGTTTACGATTTCTTTTTTTATCAACACTTTTAAGATTTTCCATTTGGAAAATTTCAGAATCAAAATATTTACTATTTATTGTAAATTTAAAAATGTCTTCAATATTATCAAATCCCTGTAAATATCGATCATAATCATATCCACCAAACTCAAAAATAGTTTTGGCATTTCTGGTTAATAAAATATCTGCAGAATTTCTTCCGTTGAAATTTCTAAATTTATAAAATAAACCATTCCATCCATAAGATAATCCAAATCTATGAAAAGTTTTACCCATAATATTTCCAAGGGGATCATAAGAATAATAAACTTTTGCTATTTCCCAACTTGATTCATCAACCGGAATGAAATCAATTTGAAAATTATTAAAATCAAAAGAGTGAACACCACCATTAATGTGAATTATTTGTGGTTTAAAAGTTTCTTCAATATATTTTTTAATATTAATTTTTTTATCCCGGAAATTTTGATCAATTTTAATTAAGACATCAAGATCACCATGATCAGGTTTTGTGTGGTAACATCTTACTGTTTGTGAAGTAAAACTTATATTATATTTAAATCTAACTGGAACTTCTGTTGTTATTCCTAAACCATATGCTAATTGAACTGCGATTTTTGATGCAATTTCAAAAAATTCTTCGGTTGTTTTTCGTTCTGATTCTATACCATATTTTTTTAATGCTCTACCACCCATATAAATTGTTTTTACAATTATACGAAAAATATAGCATTATTGTTATGATTTTTAGAAAATTTTAAAAGTAATTGTATTTTCTCCAGTATCTGGATCAGAAAATGTCCAATTATCAGTTTCTTCAATATTTTCTAAAAATTCTGTAAGTAATTCATAATCTTCATTATATGCTTCTAATAATAATTCTTCAGGACTGGTGGAATCAAAACTATAATTAATTTCTTCATCATCGTCATTGTTGCTTGATGATGAAATTTCTTCAGCATCATCATTAAGATTATATGTCCATACAATACAATTTCCTTCTAATTGAAATTCTCCATTTAAGTCTTCGGATTCAAAATTATTTTGGATTTCTTCAAATAATTTACTAATATTCATAGTTATAATATATTATGTTTTAAATAATTTTTAACCATAAATAGATTTTTTTTATTAAAAAGACTGAGAAATGTTAAATAATTTTAATGATAATCACTCATATCGTAATTACCAGAAATATTGCTATCTACTTTATCATCACGATATCCACTTAATTGACTAAGAGCACTTGATCCACCTTCAACAAACCAACCAGCAATATCTGAACGTTGATGAACCACATTTAATAATTTATCCATAATGACAAGTCTTTGATCTGGATTAGTTGTTCCATGAATTTCTTGTGATAAATTAACCAATGCATTGTATCCATAATCGCTAATATATGCTTGTCCTGATTTTGGGTCTTCTACAAAATAATCATAAAATTTTTCTTTTAAATTTTCATATAGAATTTCACGAATTTTTTCACGTGTCATTCCTTCTTCATAATTATTATTATAAACTTCTTGAAGATATTGATGAATAGTTGTATTACATGGTTCGGGTTGTTCTACTGGTTTTTTTTCTTTATATCCAGATTTAGGACTATCAAATGGTATTTCTAATTGATTGGTGTCGGTTGCTGGTTGTTTTGTAATGCAATTTAATTGTTCATTTACATAATAACCAATATATTCTTCAAAATCATCTTCTGGACTTTGAGAAGTATGACCACACAATTTGGTAATAATTGCAATTTTTAATGCGTTATTTATCATAATATCTGCAATCATATTCAAACCATTAGTATCCCTAATAATACCCATTCTCATATAATCTTCCCAAATTTTTTTTAATCGTGGAAATGGTATTAGTTTCCAACGAATATTTCTTGAAAAATTTTCATTGTTTTTATATAGAAATTCCTGAAATATATTTCCTTTAATTTCATCTTCTAAATTAAAATATTCGTAATCAACGTCTTCATAATTTTCTTTAAGAAACTTTATAAATTCTTCACGAATGATTTTTTTCAATGATATTTTCATATGACAATTTTCATATAAATAGTTTAAAAATGTCCATTTTTCAATAAGATAGTATTTATAAGAAATAATAATTATTATTTAAATTAAGAATTATGAAAAAACTTTTAAAATTTATTATGGCAGTATTGCTAATGTTAATACCTGTATCGATATTTGCGCAAACAGGTGATGATACAACTACAGGTTTTGATATTATGTCATTATTTACTAATTTTGCAACTTTTGGTGCTGGCGTTTTGGTTATTACGGGTGTTATTACAACATATATCCTAAAAAATATTTCAACGCTTGGTAGAAGTATTACAAGTTGGGTAATAGCAACAATTGTAGGATTTATTGGTTGGTGGCTACAATTGGGTATTTTTGTTGGTATTGAATGGTATATGGTTTTGGTTGTAGTAATAAGCTTTGCTACTGGTTCAAACATAATTTATAATGTGGACTGGATAAGAAGTTTATTGGCAATGTTAAAATTAGCACCAGCAAAAACAGAGTAAATATATGAAAATAAAAGGGGATCAATCCCCTTTTATTTTATTAACATTGTTCCATTGTAATATACGTCTCCTAAAATTATTTCAATTAAGAATGGATCATTAACACACATATATTCTTCATCCAAATTTGAAGCATTTATGAAAGTAATATCGTCAAATGTTTTAATTCCATAACCACCATGAATGTTACCAAAACAATGAATTTTTGGTCTTATTCTTTCTACAATTTCTTTATATAATGTAGGTGAACCCTCATGACTTTTATTCCAATCAACCCAATCCATAATTGATTGTGGTGGAGTATGAGTTATTACCACATCAGTATCGTCCGGGATTGCTTGCCAATGTTGTAAACATTTTTCTTCCGGGCGATTAAATGCCCAATTATTAAACGGTTTTGAAACAGGTGAACCCCAAAATTTTATACCTTCAATTTCTATACCGCTATCCTCTAAATATATTACATTTTCTGGAACAAGAGTTTTAGCATATACTGATTCTTTTTCAAAAAGAAAATCATGATTACCAGCAATAAATATTTTGTGTTGATATTGATTTAGTGTTGAAAACCAATCCATAAAATTGGCTACTTCATGGTTACGACCAACAGAAGTAATGTCGCCACAATGAATAATAACATCAGCTTCAGGTAAATTTATAAGACGTTTATGTTTGTTGTGGGTATCACTTATTATGACAATAGAAAGTTTTTTCATATTATGAGTTTTTATGTGTAAAAATATTAAGTAAAATTCCATCTAATTTACATAATATTGGTATTAAAAAATATTCTATTCAAAGAAGAAAAACATCTAAATCTTCATCATCTTGCATAAGAATTACGAATAAATTAAACATTAATAAATTGGGTGATTTTATTTATGGTAATTCTAATTATGGATTGAAAAAAAAAGAAATATATTTTAATATTGTTTCATGATGATTTATATATCAAGTATTATTATAATTTACCTTCAAAAACTTGAATTAATGTATATAAAATGGCAATTATACCACCAGTTATTCCTATTGTTCCAATAATCCATTTTTTTATTGCAACGTGTGATAATTGACTATCTTCTAAAGCACGTATACGTTTTGTAATATCTTTACTTTCATTAACATGATCCATATAATCTGCAACAATTATTGCTCTATCATTTATAATTTGCTCATGTTTTTGTACACTACCATTAATTTTATCAAGTCTATGATTTATACCATCCAATTTAGTATCAATTACTTTGAATTGTCCGTTTGCTCTTTCGTCACGAAATTTTACTGCGTCTTCAATTAGTGTACGTAATTCACTTCCTGTTATTGATATTTCTGACATAATATATCCTTTTTTAGTATGTTTTTGATATTTAATTATAAATACTAAAACCCACCAAAAAACAGTATAGATATAATAAAAAATGATAATATTTATTAAATTTTTATTTAAGTATTGGTATTTCTTTTAAAGAATTTAAACGCATATGACCAATATTATATCTTGTATTCCAAGGTGCAGTAAAAAGATAAGTAAAAACACCATGATTATTTAGATCAACAAAATTTTCATAAGAATCATCAATGAATATTTCAACACCTGCTTCTTTAGCCACTTCTACTTTACTTTGTTTAATATCTATACTAATTACTTTTTTAGCTGGAAAGTGATATTTATCAAGCCATGCTTCAGTTATTTCTTTTGATACTGGTCTTGATGTGATATAGCAATGTGGTTCGAAAGGAAGTTCAGTTGGTAATATTAATGGTTTAATGTTTAAATAAAAATCGTCCAACGTTCCTTTGTTACACATTTCATTAAATCTTATGGCTACTTTTCTATCCAAATACCATGAATTTGGAATTGCAGAAATTTCAGGATATAAAGCATTCCAAGAAGCAGTAAAATCTGCTAATACTCCATCAATATCTAATCCAATGTGTGGTTGTTTTAAAAATCTTTTTGGTCTATCATCACCTTGTGGAAATATATAATAAAAAGCATTTATAAAATGTACGTTACATGCTGCATGTGCAATATGTAATCTTCCACTTTCAAGATCATAATCTTCACCTTTTTCAATTGCAGCAACATGTCTTTTAAGTGATGCAAGTACAGATGTCCAAGTAAGACCATTTTCCCAATTTCTATCAAAATATTTTTCTGCACCATCAGTAAGTACTTGTACGAAATCTTCCATTGCATTTGGTTGTACCAAATCATAACGTAATTTTCCTTTATTAAATCGAAGACCACCACCTTTTCCAGTGGTTGCGGTTGTATCTTTATTTTTCTTTTCGTTTTTTTCTTCCATTATAACATCTTTAACTAAACTAATGTTTTTATTTTCCATAATTGTTTCATATTAATCAAAAATTTTTACACCAAATATATCTTCAAGGTCTTTAAATGATGCTTCATATATAATATTTTCAGTTTTAATATCATCACTAATTGAATAAACTTCTAATTCATTTATTTCCATTTGATAATCTTCAATTGTTTTTATTTTTTCTTCTTTTGTTTTTTTCCGAATTGATATAACATAAGTAAAAAATGCACGAAGATGTCCCGGTGGTAAATCTGGATGCGATACTACACGTAATGAACCAAGAGGTTTTTCACTAACTACTTGTCTTAATATCCATCGAGCATCAACACGTAATTCAGTTACATATCCTTTAAGTCTGTCCCAATAAGTATTATTTAAATCAAAATTATTCTCCATTTTTCATTTTTACTACTGAAAGTAATGGTGATTCAATAATTTCTCTTTTCGGGCAACCATGAATTTCCATTGCACGAACTGCAAGAGCTGCAACTTTACGTATTTCAGCAAGAGCTGCTTCTTTATTGAGACGATAAATTTCTGTTTTTGCTTTACCCAAATGATATTCTATATAGTTAATCCATTCAGCAACTGGTTTTTCTTCATCAGGGACATCACCTTCACGAAGGTTTGTATTCCAACGCCAATCTTGATAATCTCTTTCCGTATTGATATGTTTATATACATCAGTTCTATCTAATATTATTTTACGTTTTAAGTTTAAATCATATTTTAGATTATTTTTAATTATAGTAATAAAATTTTCTTGTCTATAAGAATTACTATTAATAAATTCTATCATGTTTTCAATACTATAGAAAACTGGTAATTGTGGATAATCTTTCAATACAAATTTTTCAATTTCATATTTACGTTTAATTGTATTTTCTAATCCAATTATTAGATATTCATTAGTCATTATTTCTGGATTATATTCAAAAGAATATAATATTCCTTCTAATGATCCCCATGAATGACTGTTTGGTACAAGTTGATGCATAATTATTTACGATTTATTTTACGTGATTTTTTTGCTTGTTTATTTTTACGTTTACGTTCAGATTTAAAAGCAACACCAAATGTTTTTTTGGGTTTATATGTTTTTTTAGAATTTTTTAATTTCTGAATAAATAATTCATGTTTTTCTTCTTCGGTAAGTTCTTTATCTACATCATCTTCTGTTTCAGTATTGAGTTTTTCAACTAAATTTTTTTCTGGAAGATTTTCAATTTCAGGAAGTTCAGGTGTTATAAATTTTTCAATTTCTTCTTTTGAAAGTATTGAATTAATACTTGGATCGTTTTTATCTTGCATATTAAAATGTTTTTTTAAATCATTTAATGTTGGTATTATTTCTGAATATGTAAACCCATTTGTTTTTTTGTTATTCACCACACATTTAGAAATATTGTTATTTTAATGTAAATGTAAAATATATTTGTGTGATATGCAAGAAAAAAAAGGGAGACATGCTCCCTATTTTTATATTTTTTCTAAAACCGGAATTTCTTCCAAATATTCATACTTTTCCAAAATTCTATCAATACTTTTTTGATAATTGTTAAGTGGATGATTTTCTTCTGGATAATGATTTTCAATCTGAGAATATTTCTTACCTCTGGCAATGCCATATACTGCATATAATATGCGTAAATCTTCTCTGTTGGTAAAATGTTTATACCGTGCTTGACTTGCTTCCATTTTTCGTTCACCAATAATATGAACGGTTTTCATTTGATTCCTATAGAATTTCTGTAATTCTACTTTGGTTTTAATTTCTTCTTTAATTTTTAAGACATTGATTTTTATTATAGTTTCCATAATAATGTTTTTTATTTAATTGTAATTAATATACTTATTGTAATTTACATTTTGTAATACGTATTTTGCGTTACGTAATTAACGTAATATTAATCCATTTTTTATTTGTATTAATTTCTGATACAATGCTACGACTCACATTAAATTTTTTTGCGATATCCTTTTGAACATCACCATTACTAATCATTCTTTTTATTTCAATAACCATTTCTGGTGTTAATTTTTTAACACAATTACCAGATGTATAGTTGTGTTTTGAATTATCAGAATGTTTCAACCATTCTAAATTTATATCACGATTATCGGTTTTTATACCATTAATATGATTAACATCGAAAGTAATGTTATAATTTTTTTTAAATGTGATTGCTACCAATCTATGTACTCTATGAGTTTTTCGTATATGTTTATAATCGGTTAAACCAACTACAAGATAATCCCGCAAAAAATTTTGTCTTATTATTTTGTTACTACCATGTTTTTTAATTCGACCTAAATTAGAAACATAATATAATCCTTCATAATTTAAAACTGGTTTCCATATTTCACCATTAATATCCTTAATATTTAAATTTTGATAAATTTTCCTCGCATAATTTTTATAATCTTGCTTATTTTTTTCATCACTAATTTTATCGAAACTTAATTTAATTTCTTCAATAGGAATAAATCCATCATATGATAATGTTTTTACGTCACCATAATATTCAATAGTTTCAACATACGGATTATTAAATTCGAAATTAATAAAAATAAATTTACCACGATGCCATTTAGCAATGTTAGTATTTCTGCAAGTACCAATGTAATATGCACCCTCTTTTAAATTCAATTTTTCTATCATAATAATTTAATATAAATACTTCAATAGTGAAAAAAGATACTAATCATGTAAATCACACTATTATGGTGGTCTGATGTCTATCTATGTATCTTTCATAATCTTAATTTTTAAATGCTAAATCTAATTTTTGAGTAATTTTTATCATTTCAGGTGTACCCATATAGCAAATAGAGGTCAACTGGTTATTGATATCTGGTTCATGAAATGATACAACATCAGCACCATTGTCTTGTAATTTGTAATAAAGTCTTTGTAATTTTTCTTCGTTGTCCACAGAAAGTGATACAACATATTCGGATTTTTCAACCCATTCCCTATGGAGTTCGGGATAATGATACGCAAATCGACTACTACTATGTATAGTTTGCGCTAATTGAATTCCTGCCGGAATATCATTTCTTGTTACTGTTACTAATTTAACCTATTTTTTCATGATTCAATTTTTAGTTTGAAATAAAATTATAAATACTAAGAGAGTACAAAATTAATTAAAATTATTTAATATGCAAGTAATTTATTTAAATGTTTATCATTGGCAGCATAAAAATCATCAAGTATAAAATTATTTTTAAGATAATATTCCTTTGTTTATTTGTCATCATGATATTATTATATTTTAATTAAAATAAAGAGTTTTATTATAATGTATATTCACTAATAAATCATTAGATTGTTTAATAACTAAACATTTTATAAATTCATCAAATTTTCTATTACATCTACCAACAAATAATACCCATAGTCTTTCACCCTCAGTATCCCCATATAGATATTTTAATGTACTTTGTGAACATTGATTTTGAAATTTATTTACAGATTCATTCACAGCACTCCAATTAACAAAAATTTCTATTTTATCTGGTTCATTTTGCTGGAATTCACTTGCTATTATTTTTTTCATAATATCAATTTTTGCGATTCATGCCAAATAATCATATTAGAATTGTTTCCATTTAATAAATTAATTTTTGCGACTGCGACAGGATTCGAACCCGCATAGACCGAGGTTAGAATTCGGTTAGTGACCAAACACCACGCAGCCATATTATGATAATACGAATTTAATAAAAAAACGTTACAAACGTAATACGAAAATATGGTGTAAGTGATAATTGTATTAGAAAATGAATTAAATTTTATGAAAATATGAGAGACCAACACCTTAACCATTCAGCCACAGAACCATTATTTTTTAATCATCCTCAAATTTAAATATATTTTTTCTAATAATTTCATAATTTTCAAAGCATAAACACATTGTTTTGAATTCTTTACCCATTTTAGCTACTTGATAAATGTATTTTTCACCTTCTTTAATTATTTTTTGTAAGTCATTTACATTAATATCCCACTCTAATCGTTCTTCCGGTGTACTATTTTTCATAATATAATGATATCCATCACAAAATCGATTAAATTCTGAAATTGGGTATGTTCTCTTTAATAATTCAAAATCATTTGGCATATTATTATAATAATATGAATAATATGTAAAAATGTTACAAAAAAATTATAAATGTTTAATTATTTCATTAAATTCTTCATCAGATAAATTTAATCTACTTTTTACTTCATTAATAAATGTTAATGCACCATCCATTTCCCCATAAGCATCTTCATAAATCACAAAAAGCATGTCTGCATTTTCTTTTAAAAATGGTTTGATTAGTGTAAGTGATGAGTCTTCATCAATAATTATTGTTGCTTTTCTTGTTTTATACATGCTGGATTTTCTTTTTGCCGTTTAAATACTGTTTTTACTGTAAAATCTCTATTATATTTTTCAGCTCTTTCTTCTTGATAATATATAAGTTCCCAATTATTTTCACCTTCTTTATTTAATTGTTCAACTAAATCAGAATATAGTTGAGAAATAAAATCTTTTCGTTTATATTCCCACATAATTTTTGTTTTACATAAATACAAAATTATGTGGGAATATAAATATTTTGCGGAAGGTGAGGGATTCGAACCCTCGGAGCAGGTTTCCCCGCCCAACGACTTAGCAGATCGCCCCTTTAGACCACTCAGGCAACCTTCCTTATTTATTTTTTACTTGGAAATTCTTTTTCTACATCATTCATCATCTTCAATATTAAATTTTTTATTTTCTTGTCTTTGTGATGGAGTGAAAAAATCTAATTTTTTAATTCCTTTTCCTTTGGATTTTAAAAAATTACCACCCCTACCCCAATGAAGTCTTTTATCTACTTTTCTCTTTTTATTTTCAGATGCCATATTTATTCAGGTTTATAATAATATCCATATACACATCGAGTTCCATGTCTTGAACAATCAAAAATATCATGAATTACACCATCAATTACTGTTGAAAGATGTCTTGATAATCGTACAATTAATCTACCTTCAGGTAATTCATCTGAACGTAAATGAACTTTACAACCAGAACCAATTTTCATACACGGTATCCAAATATATCCAAGTGATTTAAGATATTTATCATATGTTGATTTAAATACTCCAGTTCTGGAATTAGATTTTTTTTTCTTTCTTTTTTCATTTTCACCAATAATATTAAGGGTATTATACACTTCTTTATATGGTTTTTCAGTAACAATTGCAATTGCTCTCGTTACACAATCACCTGTAGTTCCTTTATAACCTGCAGCTTCTCTACCGCCATCGTTATAAACAAATTTTTGTCCAATTCTATAATCGATACCTTCTTTAGTACCCATTTCAGACCATATAATAATTTCATTTTCCATTTTTATTATACGAAAAATTTTTGAAAGAGTTACACTGTTTTATGGTATAGTAATCTAATATTCATCTTTTTAATTTATTACATTTTAGTCCATCCAATTATTTCTTTTTCTTCATCAGTTATAAAATGACAAGCAACAATCCTAAATTTTATTTTTCTCCATTCAATAATTAATGGTTTTATTAAAATAATTCGCCAAATTATTATTATCGTTGGCAATCCAAATATGGAATCATATTTATTCCACCATTGATTATTAACTCCAAACTTTTTAGTTCTAAGTAAAAGATGAAGAAAAAGTTTCCAGTTTTGTTTATAATATATTATTGCTTTTTTATTTATTTTCATATTTCAAAAATAATATATAATATGAGCGTAGCCAGAATTTTGTTTTATCTCATCATTTATCTAAGCACCAACCCGATCTCATAAACCTGCTCACCGTCTCGATCTGTTTGGCTTGCATCCTTGGCAGTTTTAACGCATATTCTCCTTACAGAATTTCCGTAGATACTTATGCTCCTGCCGTAAGCAGTGATGTTCTGAACTTCCTCTTGTTCATTAAAATCGTTTGTTCACGGAAAGTAAACAAAGCAAAATATTGAACAAGCGATGAATCCTCTGTATTATACATTAATCAACTTTTGATGTCGTAAAACCATCATTATAATAAAGTCTCCCTTCTTTTTGAAGTATATTTATTTCTACAGGATCATTAACTTTATATAAATCACCATATCCATCTTCTTCATAAAAACCTTCATCCAACCAATGTCTAAAGAATAAACTCATTATTTATACAGTTATTAAATTCCAACAACCGTCATAATCTTCAACAACGGCAGTTTTATGATCAACCCAATCACCTACGTTGATATATAGTAACATATTTTCATGAATTACAATTGGTTTATGTGTATGTCCACATAACAGAATATCACATTTTTTTAATAATCCATAAGTGATATAATTATTATCCTTATCCCCGGTAATTACTATTGATTTATTAAAAAATCTTTTAAATTTTAAAATACCACTAATCCAATCACCATGTGTTGCATGAATTTTACTACCATGTGATTCAAAATTATAAAATTTCTTTATTTTTATTTTCAAAAATGGTTGAATGATTTTCAAAAGAAAAAAGTGATAATCATGATTACCTACAATATATGTAGTATTTGTTTTTTTTTCTTTAACCAAAGAAAGAAATGCTTTAATAATTATTTTATCTCTTTTAAAATTAGAAGTTTTTTTCATTAAGGCAAAAACATCCAAGATATCACCAAGTAAAATTATGTTATCACAAGGATTATCCAATAAAAATTGGAAATATTCCCGAAATTCTGAATTATTAGCAAATACGTGAGTATCAGAAATTACAATGGTTTTGTATTTCATAAAAATTAAATATTATCTCCAAAGATGAAGATTTTTTAATTCATATACAAATATTCTATTAACAATATAATCAAAAATTATATTTAAAGAACTTGGAGCGGGAAATGGGGATTGAACCCACGACCTTCTGCTTGGCAAGCAAACGCACTACCACTGTGCTATTCCCGCAATTTGCAGAGTTTCCTCTGCAATGTTTTTAAGGCATAAGATGAAAAGTATTCAACTTAGCTTTTAATTTTTCGTTATTAACAAAACACTTATAACCATCTGCTTTTTCATATGCATCAAATTGTGTTCTGGCTTTAATGTAAAACGAAAGGATTTCACCACTCGTAAGGGTGATTTCCACCAACCAATATTTCATTGGCGGTTTCTTTACTACTTTTTTCTTAGAATTTTTCATTCTGATCATAATTCATCAAGTAGCCAGATGAATTATGATGTATTAAATTTCCTCATATTCTACAAAATTAATTAAATTTTTTTAATAAATACTATTATTTTTAGTAGTCTCAATTATTCTAAATTAATTTTAGTACACCCGAAGGGACTCGAACCCCTAATCTTCTGATCCGTAGTCAGATATGTTATCCATTACACTACGGGTGCAAATTGTACTCCTGACAAGAATCGAACTCGCATAATATGATCCGAAATCATATGTTCTATCCATTGAACTACAGGAGCATTATTTATAATATAATTTTGTTTTTTCTGATAATTCCGGGATTAAAATTATTTTTTTAAATTCATTATGTTCTTGAACACTAAATATATTTGAATATAATTCTGTACCAGCACCACCAAATCCACTTATATTCCATACATTCATTTCCCATCTGTAATGAAATGTTGGAATATCATCTTTCATCACAAAAATTTTTGCATCTTCAATAAAGCTTTTATCTTCACCACAACTCACATAATGTGGAAAATAATGTGATTTTACATATTCAGCTTTAATACAAACACCATTAAACGGTACATTTATAAATTTTTTAATAATATTTTCATTATTTTCAGAAAAATCACAATTTTTATTTGTAATTATATCGTATTCATTATTTTCTAAGTGATGTTTTATGTGTCTACTAAGATGATTACTATAATAAATATCATCATCATCCATAAAAAATACAAATTCACCTTTTATTTTATCTTTTGTGAAATTTCGTTTCATTCCTAAAGAAATAAATCTTTCTTTCAGATTATAAATTGTAACACTTGGATTATCAAAATAATATTCAATTGTTTCCTGATCATTAATTATAATTAATTCTTTATTTGAATAATCTTGAGCAAGAAAACAAAATAAAAGTTCTTTTAATAATTTAGGTCTATTATATGTAGCACAAATACAAGTTGCTAATGGTGGATTTTTTATATAATTATTATTTAATATTTTATTCATATTAGAATCTTTCGTACTCCCAACAGGACTCGAACCTATATAAATTGTTTAGGAAACAATTACCCTATCCCTTGAGCGATGGGAGCATTATATATTTTTATATCAAGCTTTAAATATTATAAAAATTTTTTATCATTCATTTAAATAATTTTCCATAATTATTTTTCTACCTTCACCATAAACAATAATGATACAATGATTTGATTCATCCAGAAAAGCATAACCATTAAGATTGATTAATTTATTATTTTTATCTGTAATAGTTAATTTACCTTCCATTTTTTTAATCGTGTGGTACATTTTATTTAATTGAATGTTTGATACTATCAAAGGCAATTTTCATTCTTTTTTCATTATCCAATACTACATCATTAATTACTATGATTACTTCACCACAACAAATAATATAATCTACCCCTCTTGGTACAGTTACTGGTTGATTACATTTAGGACAAATTACTGTTTTCATATTCTTTAAATTATTAGTATCCCCACATGGACTCGAACCATGACCGGAAGTTTAGAAAACTTCTGTTCTATCCTTTGAACTATGGGGACGTTTTTGTAAAGTTAAAAAATTTTAATGGAATTATTAATAATATTTTGAGCCGATAGTAGGATTTGAACCTACGATATCTTGTTTACGGAACAAGTGCAATCGACCAACTATGCGACATCGGCAAAATTAAAACCATCTATTTTTTCTCATGAAATATATACTTAATGTGGATAAAGCAATTGAGAAAATTATTATTGAAGGAAGTGCCAAATCAGATTTTTCCATAAAATTTGGAACATTCATTCCAAAAACACTTGCAACAAAGGTTGGAATCATAATTAATATTGAAATTAATGTTAATTTTTTCATTATAACATTTAAATTGTTTGAAATTATTGATGCAAATGCATCCATCATTCCACTTAAAATGTCTGAATATATTTTTGCCATTTCAAGTGCTTGTTTATTTTCAATCATAGCATCTTCCAAAAGGTCTTCATTAATTTCAGTAGTTATTTTTTTAGAATTTTTAAGTTTAAATAATACAATTTCATTTGATTTAATTGAAGTAACAAAATAAACAAGACATTTTTCCATTTTTAATAATTTTTTTAATTCACTATTTTTAATAGATTCTTGTAAATCTTTTTCAATTTGTGCAGTTTGTTGATTAATTTGTTTTAAATATTTTAAATATATACTACCACAACGAATAAATAATTTTAATATAAAACTATTTGCATCAGTACTGATATTTACTTGTTTTAATTGAAGTATTTCATTATTATGATTACAAATAGTAATAACTATATCATTTATAATAAAAATACCTAAAGGAACTGTATAATATGGTATTCCATTTTGAGTACTTTCAACAGGTATACGTATAATAATTAAAGAATATGTATTATCAATTTCAAATCGGGGCATTTCATCGGTATCAAGTATATCTTGTATACTATCCGCAGGTAAGTTGTATTCTTTGATTAATTTTTCTATTTCTTCTTGTGTGGGTTGAATTACTTTTATCCAACTTCCTTTTTCTACTTTAGATATTTCATCATATCCACCAAAAGTTTTAAAAATTTTAATCATCAATATGTCTCCTTTTTGATTTACATAGATTTTATATTTTTTTTCTTAAAATCACCAGTTTTTGTAATCCACCAATATAACTGTCTTAACCAAATAAAACCAATTACACAACCAACTAATCCAAATAAAATAATTATGAAAACTTTATTAAAATAATATTTATTATGAGTTATCCATTTGGTAAAATATCCACCAATTAGTGCAAGGATTATTATATATAAAACATATTTTGGAAATGTATACCAAAACCATTTAATACCTTCCCAAATCCATTTTAACACTTTTTTCATAATATTTTTTACATAAATACTATAAAAGTTGTTTTGCGCTACGAGTAGGATTCGAACCTACGACCTAATGGTTAACAGCCATTTGCTCTACCAACTGAGCTACCGAAGCATTTGTTGGGATGATGGGGGTTGAACCCACATGTGACCAATTACCGTTTCCATTGTGTATAAGACAAAGCGGATACATCCCAATATTATTTTATTATTCTACCTTTATACCAATCATTTGGTATTATTTCATATTTATTTATTTTTTTATTATTAATACCATTAGTTATCCATATGGTATTATATTGTGAATTATTCTCACCAATACCAATTCCTTTCTTTTTTTCACACATTAATTTTTTTGTTTCTTCACTATGTTTCATATTTGTCCAATCATAACGATATTTTTTTAATGGTGAACCATGTTTTTTTATATTATTATTTCCACCTTTAATACCCCATTCTTTTAATTTATCTTTATATTTAATTGATCTAACATATCCACCTTTTTTTACAGATTCTATCGAAAAAAATCCACCATCACCACCAATTTTTAAATTCATACATTTTTCTTTTGCAATTTCATTAAGATTTACAATTTCTTTTTCTCGTTCAATTAAAGATTTTCTATCTGGAATAAATTCAATAATTTTTGCTTTATGATTTTTTTTACCATATTTATTTATAGAATATCTTAATCTTTTACCTGAACCCAAATAATTATCATTTAAATTATTAGTTGAATGCATTCCATAATAATATCGTTCAGTGATAATATTTGTGGTTTTATAAATAAAATGATATTGTTTTTCTTTTCTTGCCATAATTTATATTTCTCAATAAATACTAAGAAGTACAAAAAACGACCAATGGAGCATTCTATCGGATTCGAACCGCATATCTTGATTACAAATCAAGCACATTACCGGATTATGTTATAGAATGCAATTGAGCGAAACGTGGGAAATCGAACCCCGTCTTCTGGATGGAAACCAGACACTTTTACTCATTAAGCTACGTCTCGCATTAAAGTCCGATGTACATCAAAGGGATTCCGAAAAACAGTCAGGATAAATTAACTGACCTTGTACACCCACAGCAGGATGGGACAGTGTGCGGGTAAACGGGATCGAACCGTTTCTATACCAGCTTGGAAGGCTGGTGCACCACCATTTATGCGTCACCCGCAAGTACAGGGTACTGCACAAGTTATGCAGTGGGGACACCCTGATTATTAATGTGGACGGGGCACTGTGATAAAACAGCGTATCATCCCCGATGTGTGGTACATTAAATTTCATATTTTTCGTAAAATTTAAGCCATTTTCTTATTGAATTATCACTAACACCATATTTACGACCAGTTGTGGAATAACCAAATAAATTAACATCTGAACTTAATTGCTTAAATGAAGGTCTTTCCACTTTTCTTAACTTTTTTGATATTGAAATGAAATCTCTTTCTTTTGTTTTTATTTGTTTTTTAATTCCAATATTTTTTCCACCATGCGTTGATAAGGTTGCATTACAATTTGGACATAATATTTGTAAATTTTCAAACCTATTATCATCATGAATACCATTAATATGATCAAGAATTAAACTCATATGTTCACCATTCCAATTTTCATTTTGTCCACATTTTTCACATTTTCGTTCTTTTGTGGTAACTACTGGAATCGAACCAGTGTTGTCGTAGCTCTTCAGGCTACCGCTAAACCGTCTCAGCTAAGTCACCATAATTGTTCCGGTGTGAGCCTCGTACTCACTTCCCCGCACGCCATTGCAAGTCGTGAAAATGTCTCGGAGAAAAAAATGTATTAATCGCATAAATTTATGTGTTGCCAACCACGTCTGCGATAAACACTCCACTGAACATTAGGGTAGCATCTTATGCACCCGGAACTCGCACACTTTACATCAATCACATTCTGCAAAACATAATTGTTAATAGTATTGTGTGAGAATGAATCAAATTGCAGTCTAATTCATTTGCTGACTTTGAAGGATTCGAACCTTCCAAAAGACGAGATGCATCACAAATCTTTTTGTTCCATTATTAAAGTCAAATTGCGGAAGATAAAGGATTCGAACCTCTGGATCAAATTTCTTCGATCACAATTTTCCAAACTGTTACATTACCACTCTGTCAATCTTCCAACTGTCCCAAATATATGAATAGCACTAAATGCGCATTGCTTTTTCATACTTTTGTATACCGTTTGGGGCGGTTTTGCGGAGAGTACAGGATTCGAACCTATATATCGTTTTCGATGACAGTTTTCGGGACTGTTGCAATGACCGTTCTGCCAACTCTCCAAATATCATGATTGCATCAACATCAAATGCTTCATCGGTGATCAATTTCCAAAGATATGGTTCGTGCCGTAATTACATCAAGTGCGGAAAATGTAGGACTCGAACCTACAAGCCACGTTCTTCACATGACACGGCAGTTTTCAAGACTGCTGCCTTACCAATTAGGCTAATCTTCCAATGTGTGAATTATGTAACATTTAGATTTAAATATATAACTTTTTAATTTAATTAAAAAGTATTTATATATAAATTATATTATTTAAAAATATTTATTATGTCAGTAATTACCATTTTAATCGTATTAGTAGTTGTAGGAATTCTTTTATGGCTTGTTAACTCATATATTCCAATGGATGGAAAAATTAAAAAAATCGTTAATATTGTAGCAATAATTGCTATTATTATATGGCTACTTAAAGTATTTGGTGCATTTGCTTATTTAGGTGCAGCACATATTTAATGATATTTTGGGAAAATTTGAACCCAAAAGTATTATATCTATTTATAGTGATTCTATCTTATACGGGATTCGAACCCGTACTGCCCGTTCATATGGGAGTGCTATCCATTACACCAATAAGATACCCTCACTCTAATGTTAGTTAAAATGATCAGTTTTAATTAACATGTTCATCTCGTCAGATGAAGTTGGGAAGGTGGGAGTTGAACCCACGTGTAACCAGACTACACTTTCAACTGCTTATCAGACAGAGGTGATACATCCCAATGTTCTACATAATGTAATTCTTTATGACAATTTGAACATAATAAATCACATTTATCTAATTCAATCATTATTTTATTCCAACTTAAATTTTGATATTGTGAAATACCAAATGATAGAGTATGGAGTGGGATTCGAACCCACGAGTATACGCTTTTGCAGAACGTTGTTTTAAAACCACTCAACCATCCATACATTATTAAACATTTAGTTAATCTTACGATTATGCAATGATCACCACGTGCAGGTAGTTTAATATGATCATTTTTCCAGCATGTCAAGGAACTTGATTATAATTTATTTTATAATCTATAAATATACTCCGCTAAAGCTACATTTATCAGAGCCGAGAATCAGAGTCGAACTGATGTTACTTGAATACCACACAAGCATTCTACCACTAAATTATCCCGACATATGTAAAGAACGTAAAACAAAAAACCCGATGTTTTCGGCATCGGGTTTGTTATGTTTAACCAAATTTTCTTACGAAAACATTAACCCGATACCAACAATATTTCTGCCATTAATAAATGAACAGAATGTAGTTCCTCCATTACGACTTGATGTCGATATGGAGTCAATTAATATGGTTACTAAAGTTTTCATAAAAATATTTTGTAATAATATGTTTCTTCTAAATACGTTGCAAATATAAAAAATGTTACAATATAAACAAAATAAATTAAGAATATTTTTTAATAAAAATAAATATTTTTTATATTTTATTAATAATTAGATTATTAAATTTTTGATAAATTCATTGCAATACTAATTAAAACACCGATTAATGAAATTATTGCAATAATATATGCCCAAACAATATTTCCACCTTGTTTTATATTTTCAATCTTTTCAAGTTTTTTAATAATATTATCAACTTTATTATTTAAAACATTGTGTAAATCTTCATGATTTTTAAATAAAATTTCAGTTTCAATTCTTGGCATGAAAGTCCTTTGTTGATCAGATAATGTATTTCGGAATTCATTTACAGAAGCAAATCTTTCATTATATGCAGTTTCTTGTTTTCTGACTGCTTCACCTAAAGAAGTAAATTTCTGCTCAAAAAATTCTTTTAAGGTTTCAAGTGTCCAGTTTGATGTTTCTTTTAATTCCATTTTTTTGTAATTTATTGTATTTTGTTACATATATGAATAAATACTAAAATTATAATAAATGGAGTAATTATTAAAATTTTATTTATTGCAAATGTTTAGACAATTATCTTTAATAATTATAGTATCTTTATTTTCATATGATACTAATTTAAGTTGAATATAGGTAATATCTGTAATATTTTCCAATTCAAAATACCCATTTAAATCACTATATGTAGTATCATTATTACTAATAATACGAACACCCGTTAATGTTTCATTAGTATTCTTATCGTAGATATAACCATTAATTTTTGATCCAAATGTTGTAGTTATAAAAAAACTTAGTATTAATAATAAATTGTTCATAATATATTTTTCTCATACCTACTATAATTGTACTCTTTTAACGTTAAGCCAGTATTATCATTACATTAAAAAAACCCAAATAAAAAATTTGGGTTTTTTTCTAACTTAGAATAAATTAGATTTTTTCTTCTTTTTCACTTAAATCAAATGTGAATTCCAAATCTTGTCCATCAAAATTCAATGAAAGTTTATTTTCATCAAAGGATTTAAATTCAGTAAACCATTTCTTTGAAAGTATTAAAGCAAATTTAATCTCTGCAATATCTTGCAAAGCTTTTCTTCTTTGCTTATTAAGAATGGTAGATTTGGTTTGCAAATATGTTTTCAATACTCCTTTTTTCTGATCATCGCCAAGTGAATTATACATATCGGAATCAAGTTGAGCCAGATATTTTTTAATCGCATCTGCCATTACCCATTCGTTTAGTTTTAAAGGCTTATTGTCTTTGATTTTGGTAACAACATCTTCAACCTTTGGTAATGATGATAATCCTTTGATTTTGGTTGCAAGATTAACTGACATATAAAAATCAGTTGCTTCTACTGATGTTACTTTAGGAGTAAATCCGTTAAAATCGGTAATTCCAATTTCTTTTAACCAATTAACACAATCTTCTGATAATCCCATATCAAGAAATGATTTGCTGGTTTTTGGAAACAAGGTTTTTTTATAATAATCATATACCTTCTTATCACCCTGTAATTTTATAAGTTCCCATTCACGTTTTGCAAGTTCATTGGCAGAAATAGCTTTTACCATACTTCTATTAACTATGGGTAAGTAATTGAGTTTAAGAATGATAATCCCGTAATGTTGATCAATATCAGCATTAAGTCCCTTGGACATAATAAGTTTATATAGTTCATCTGAATAATTTACCGGAAGTTTTTCAACATTCACAATACCATCCTTTACAAGTGTAAAGGTATTATATTTGAATGATGCAACTTTATCAATACCAAATTTATTTGCTGGAAGAATAGCTTCACCTTCAATATAAATACGAACTGAAAGATTGGCACGTTCTTCGTTCCAAACTAAATCAGTTAAAGGATAACCCTTATTTGGATCGGCAGTAACAAATTTCATATCAACTTTCTTTTCTTCCAATTCTTTCATAAGTTTATTGACTTCATCAACATTCTTACATTCGGCAAGTTGTTTCTTTTCAGTTTCAGTAAGAACAGTTGCTGCAGAAATTTTCTTTATACCAATACGATTGTATTTGAAATCTTCATGACTTGGATAAAAAAGACAATTACTAAGATTACCCAAATCATTAATTAAATTCATCAAACAATAAGCATTTTCATCCACTTTCTGAATTGCAGCTTTACCACCATCCGGGAATCTTTTGGAAACATCTGCAATACATTCTTTAATTGCAGTTTTAAATGCATTTAATTTTTGTTTACCAAAAGCATTTACTAACATTCTGTAATAATAATTATCACCAAGCGCATAGAAAATTTTTTCAGCATCGTCATTTAAAAGTTTATCTGAAAGTACATAAATTGCAGCATATAATTCAGTGTCAGTACCATTATTTAGTGTACCAATTTCTGTGGAAGTAAAGAAATGAATTTCTTTAACGTCTGAACCAACCATAATTTTACCATCAACAATATTATATAGTAGAACACCACCATCACTAACAGAAAATGCAAAGTCGTACATGAATTTGTCGGTAATATCAACCAGTGTTTTTTTACCACCTTTTGCTGATTGTGATATTTTGCTGTCAAAAACTGGTTCAAATTCATCAAATCCATTACAAGAAATTTTTTCACCACCAAGAATACCTGCCATTTCGGTTAACTTTTGAGTATCGGCATAATAACCATATTCAACAAAAGTTGATGAAGTAATGTCATTTTCAAGCGATTTAAGAGTAGTTTTCACATCGCCCCAAGGACAGTCATTATTATAACCATCTGTCAGGAAAATCATTGAAAATACGCTATCAGGTCTATTCTTTCTGATTCTTCCAACAATTTCTTTAACCAATTGTAATGGTTTAAGAAATGCAGTTAAACCAATTGGTTTTAACCACCTGTCAATAGCGTCATTTAAGTCACTTAATGTTTTCAGGGATTTTACTTCAACTTCTTCTTTTAAAATTCCACTATCATTCCTACCAGAAAACCATACAATTGAAATTGTATCACCTTCTTTCATAAGATTTGAAAGTTTATTTTTTAATTGAGTTCTGATTAGAGATAATTCTCTGCTCATTGATCCAGATACATCAACCACAAAAATGTGATTTGTCTTTTTTGTAACCTCTATAGTCACATTACTATTAATTTCCTGAGTTGTAAGGAAATAGTTGTCATCAAATTTTACAAAATGTTTATTCATACAGTTAAATATTAAATACAGTTATTTATTTGTTCCAATTTTAAAACCATTCAATTTTTTTACAGTGAATACATTCATATGAATCATCATACATTCCATTACAACTAAAATAATAATCATGATTGCAATTTTTTTGTATGGTTAGAATTTCATTAGTAATTCTTTTAACCTCATTTTTGACAATTTCTAATTCGTCAAATAATGAATTAATTTCAGGTATTGAAATATCATTACCCTCATATTTTTCATTTCTATGTACAGTTCTCATAATTTCTCAACAAAGATATACAAATCTATATATTATGTTGCAATCTTTAAAGAATTTTTTAATAAAAACTTAATTATTTAAATTTATCCACATTTTCCATAACCACAAGATTTACAAACTAAGCACCCTTCCACATATTCAAGATTTTCACTTCCACAAACAGGACATTTACCTTTTCCTTTTTCACCATCTTTAATATATTTTTTTATTACACGGGCAACACCATTTTTCCAAGTATTAATATAATCTTCTTTAAAATTTAAAGATACAATTAATTCATATAGTTTAATTATTGGCATTCCGTGTCTCATTATACCGGAAATAAGTTTTGCATAATTCCAAAATTCAGGATTAAATGCGTGATTTAAACCAGTATGAATTTGTTTTTCACCATTATTATCAATATATTCAATATCGTATCTTTTTTTTCTTACTTTAATAAGTTTTCCGTTTTCATCTGGTTCATCAACTTCAAAAATGTTTTTAACTACTTCACATTCAACAACAGTATTTGGTAAATAACTTAAACCATTTTCAAGTTTACCAGTAAAAATTTCATATGGTCTACCATCTTTCATTCCAACAACAGCAATCCATTTTTCTAAACTATTTTGAAAACGATGAATTTCTCCTTTTAATCTTTTTGGACGTTTTGGTGCATGAACATCATGTAATTTTTCTTCAATTTTCTTTTCAGAATCTGATAATAAAACACCACTACGTGAACCATCACGATAAACAGTGATACCTTTACATCCACTACGCCAACCAGTTTCATAAACTTTAGCAACAATTTCTTCTGTTATTGTTTCAGGTAAATTAACGGTTACTGAAATACTATGATCAACATGTTTTTGAATTCTACCCTGCATTTCTACCTTTGCCACCCAATCAACATCGTTTGATGTTGCTTTATAATATGGTGATTTTTTAACAATTTCATCAATTTGTTCATCATTCATACTTTTAACTACATCAACATTATATCCATTTACTTCTAACCATGTTTTGAATTTATGATGAAAAACTCTATATTCTTGCCAAGGTATGCCTTCATCATCAACAAAATGAATTTTTGCTTCTTTTTCTTGTGGATTAACTTTACGTCTACGTTTATAAACAGGAAGAAATACTGGTTCAATTCCAGATGTTGTTTGAGTCATTAATGAAGCAGTACCAGTTGGTGCAATAGTTAACAAAGCAATATTTCTACGACCAAACTCAACCATATCATTATAAAGTTCTTCATCTTCATTAAAAATTCTTTCAATAAATGGATTTTCTTTTTCTTTATCCCAATCATAAATCGGGAATGCACCACGTTCTTTTGCCATAGTTACGCTTGAACAATATGCATTTAATTTAAGTCCTTTATGTATTTCTTCACTAAAATTTGTAGCACTTTCAGTGCCATATATTAATCCTAATGCAGCTAACATGTCTCCTTCACCAGTAATACCCAAACCAGTTCTACGACCTTTAATTGTCATTTCTTTTATTTGTTTCCAAAGATCAATTTCATATAATTTAATAAATTCATCTTCAGGGTCTGAATTAATTTTATCTAATATTGCATCAATTTTTTCAATTTCTAAATCAATAATATCATCCATGTATCTTTGTGCAATTTGCACATCTTTTTTAAATAAATCCCAATCAAAATATGCGTCTTTAGTAAATGGATTTACTACATATCCAAATAAATTAATACATAATAATCTACACGAATCATATGGACATAAAGGAATTTCACCACACGGATTTGTTGAAACAGTTTTAAATCCTTGATCACTATAACAATCTGGAATACTTTCATTCATAATTACATTCCAAAATAAAATTCCGGGTTCTGCAGATTTCCAAGCATTGTGAATTATTTTTTTCCAGAGTTTTTGAGCATCAATTATTTTAGCATAAAATCCTTTATCTAAAGTATAAAGTTTATCATATTCAATATTATTATTAAATAATTCTTCTAAGAATGGTATTGCAATTTCATCATTATAAAAGTTTTTCCAATCTACCGGATAATATTGAATGTATGGTTCATTTTCATTAACACATTTCATAAATTCATCATCTATTTTTACAGAAATGTTTGCACCAGTAACTTTACCTTGTATTAATTTAGCGTCAATAAATTTTTCAGCATCTGGATGTCTAATTGTAATACTTTCCATTAAAGCACCTCTACGACCATCTTGTGCAACTTCTTTAGTTGAATTAGAATATCTTTCCATAAAAGGAACTACACCAGTACTTGTAATTGCACTATTTTTTACTGGACTTCCTGATGGACGAACAAATGATAAATCTAAACCAACACCACCACGTCTTTTTTCTAATTGTACTAAATCTTGATCAAGTTTTATAATTCCACCATATGAATCACTATCTTTTTTATTACCAATTACAAAACAATTTGATAATGATACTACTTGAAAATAATTTCCAATACCTGACATTGGTGAACCTTGTGGTACAATTCTTTTGAAATTTTTTAATGTTTCATAAATTTCATCTTCTGTGAGAGGATTTGGATATTTTGCTTCGATTCTTGCAAGTTCTTTTGCAATTCTGTGATGCATATCATCCGGGGAAAGTTCATAATAATTTTTTTCGTCTTTTAAACAATATTTTCTAATCCACACATCTGTTGCTAAATTGTCATTGTTAAAATATTGTAATGTTGCTTTTTCTACTTCTGATTTTGGAAAATTTTGAGGAATTTTATCGTTCATAAAATAATAATTTTTAATAAAATTTATTAAACCAAATGTACTTAATGGCTTCCATAAATACAAGGTTTTTTTAAAAACCATAAATAATTTTTAGGTATTTTTTATGTGTTTACCGCACACATTTTTAATAAAATTATTATTCAATTTTTTTATAAAAATCATATTTATCTAACAAACTAAAACCATTCTTTTTTTTCCATAACTCATCAATATCAATATAAGTATTAATAACGTTTGAATATAATTTTGAATTAATTAAATCTGTTTTATTTTCATAACAGTGAATACCATCTAAATCTAAATATTTTAATTTATTATCAAACAATGCTAAATTATATGGACTAATATGATCAGTAAGTAATATATTATGTTTGTTTATTGATACAAAAAATTGATCAAGAATTAATGGAAATAAATTATTATTTACTATCCAATTAAATTTATTATGAATGTTAAATTTGTTGGAAATTAAATTTTTGTTATTTATTCTTTCTTGTATAACAAATAAAATATTTTTATATATACCCGCATAATATAATTTTGGTATTATATTTAATTCATATAATTTATCATTTGAATTTAAAATTATTAATAAATTAATTTTAGAAGCAATTGGTATAACATATTCAAAAGTTTTTTTATCTAAATTTGTTTTACAGGGATATAAAAATTTAATAACATAATTTTCCAAAAAAAACACTTTATGTTTATATCTGACATCATCATATTTTCTTTCACATATTTCATATCTATGATCAAGCAAATTTTTAATATTAAATTCTTTTGTAAATTCGTTAAAATATCCATTATATTTTTTTAATTCAACATCCACATGATCTTCAATAGATTTCCAATTTTTACTTTCTATTTGAAAATTTTTTCGTTCTGGAGAATGAAAATTATGTAATTTTGGAGTATTAATATAAAAGTTAATATGATCATAAATGTTTTGATTATATTTTACAATTACCCTTTTTCCCCATTTTTTTCCAAAAGTTTCAGTCCAATCACCAATACATCCTTTTCTAAAATAGTTATGGGTATAAATAATATCCGATTTTTCTTCATTTAATGATTTCAAACGAACATCTTTAATTTTGGGATTGGTTGGTAATTCTAAAAATTTGCTAATTTTTTCTACAGAATACTTATATTCGTTGACTATTTCTTCATATGAGATTATTTCAAAATCTAAATCAAGTAATTCTTTTGCAAAATAAACAGAAAACCAATTTTTATATTGTTCTAATAAAATATCTACAATATTTTTTTCTTTCCCGGTATTGTTTGACAAATTTCTATAATCATTTAAATCAGAATTTTTATAAAAATCCTTGAATGATTTAAAATTGTTAAAAATATAGGGTCTATGATAATATGAAGTTATTACATCTCTAATATCTCGATAAATAAAGATAATTTTGGATGTTTTAAATATTGATTTTAATTGTTGTATTTGATTATTATTTATGTTTTCATTAAAAAAATTATCATAATCATGATAATGTGACCAAGCAAGTTTATTACCTATCATCATTACATTAATAAATTTTTGAACATTTTTATTTGTTAAAAAATCATAATCAATATTATTATTAATTCTTTCATAATTAAAATTATTAACAATTAAATCCGTTAATAAATGAGTACCACTTCTTCTTGCAGATATAATGAATACGTTTTTCAATTTAGAAAAAATTAATATTTTTTATTCTATCTAACAATTTGGGATCATTAATATTCACATAGTTTCTTTTTAATAATTCAAAATAATTAAGAATTTCAAGACCCCCATCTTCAATATAAAATCTTTGTTTATATCCATCTAATGGATATTCCCATCTATTATAAAAATAATGATTCAAATTATAATGTTGATTAATAATATATTCATTATAATAATCATTAAAAATACCAATTTCTTTATGTATAGAATGTTTATATTTTCTTATATCATCAATATAAAGTGCTTTTAATTTTAAAAATTCACCAACTTTATTTAAAAAATATTCTGGATTAAAATAAGCATCTTCATATTTTAACACTATACATTGATCACCAAATGTATGTTGATAAAAATCTAATAAGTTTGATATTTTAATGAAATTCTCGTTTAAATATTCATACGAATTTCTATTTGAAAACGCATAATCCGAAAATTCGTTAATAAACGATCCTCCCGCATAACCATTTTCAATAAATCCAACACGTGTTGCCGTATCTCTTGGATCAGATAAAATAAAAAATATTTTGGCTTTTCGATAAACATTTATTGTTTCTTCGGATAATTCCCAATGTGTTTTACCCCATAAATTTATATCAACACATTCTGGAAAATTTTCTCTAATTAATTCTCTCGAAAAACAAGAACCTGAATGTAACCAACTAACTAAAATATATTTTGCGTTTATTGTTGCATTTAAACGATCACTATAATTTATAATATTTTTTCCGTTTGCCCATCTTACATTTGGGTCAGATTTTTTATATATTTTAAACATGTTTATTCATTTTATGAATAACGATACTATTTTACATCACATAAAAAACGAAAATAGATGTGTTAAAAATATTATGTTTTTGAAGAAGTATATTTTATTTTATCCGTTGTATTTACATTGGCATCATTACTTGCAGTACCTGTTGTAGTAATAATTATATCATCTTCAGATTCATCTTCAGAATTATTATTACCCTGATTAATTAACGATTTTGACATTTTTTTAAAATTACCAGAACTTTTAGACATTCCTCTATAATTTGCTGTTGCAGAAAACATAACATTTGACATATCTACTACACCAGCACCACTTGCGGTATATGTATAGGTATTATGATGACTTACACCGAATGAACTTCCAACAGCAAATGCATCTTGATTTGCAGCAAGATAAATGAAATTCCAATCATTTTTTTCACATTCTTTGATAAGATTTTTCACATTTTCAAGTTTATATTCACGACTTGCATTTTCCATTCCATCGGTTACTACACATACTAAAACTTTTGCTGGTGCTTCATTTCCAAGTCTTGCAAAATTTGCTTTTTCTGTATTAATTGTTTTACCAATTGCATCATATAATGCAGTTGTTCCTCTTGGAATCCAATCTAATTTTGTAAGTTCTTTAGCTTTTTTGATGTTAACATTGTCATAAAGTATATCATAACGATCATCAAATAATGCAACAGTGATTGTTGCTTCGTCAGGTAATTCTTTTTGTTTTTTTAGAAATGTGTTAAATCCACCAATTGAATCGGAGATTATGTCTGCCATTGATCCACTACGATCAAGAATACAAATAATGTGTGTTTTTTCATTTGAAAATTCATCAATAAATTCTTCAGTAACGGTTGTAGTTACTTTTTTAATTTTTTTATTAGCCATTTATACTTAAGCTTTAAATAAAGTTATTTTTACCAAATATAATCATTATTAATTTTGAATGCAAGAGATTTTGCACACAAATAATGTTGGTGATTATAAATACTTTACTTATTTTTTTGAATTTTACTTAAGTATTTATTATAAATTTATTGAATTGATATGAGTAGAATTATTTCAATTATTAATGAAGAAATTCAAAATTTTAATCGTGCCGAATATCTTAAATGGAAAAGGCAAAATGTTACAATAAGAGGTGTTCAAGAATTAAGTAAAGAAAATAATGGAATGGCTTCTTTTGGACAAGGTTTATATACTGCTGCATTAAGCAATCGAGAATTAGCAAAAAAATATGGAAATGTATATTTTGTTGTTGGTGCAATACCAAAACATCCAAAAATTGTTAATAGCTGGAATGATGCTGAAATATTTTTACAACAAGTAGTGGCACAATATGGTAAAAGAAATGGTATTAATAATTATTTTGATGCGAAAAGAGATTTTGACGAGAAAACCAATGTCAAGGAAGAAATGATTAAATTGGGATATGATGGTTTAATTATCAAAGGAAGAGAAATGGTTAATTATACCCCTGACGAAGATAAAATCAGGTATTTTGAAAATGAAAATCAATTAATTCAATATTACGAAGATTTTGTAGAATAAAAAACCCGCCAGTTTCCTGACGGGTTGTTTTTATTATCGTGTACAAAAAATAAATCAACAGTTATTCATAAAAAAATACCAAAAAATCACTATTTAGTGAAAATTAAATTTAGTTTTTTTTATTTATTAAAAAAGCACCGTTGGTCAGAACAATGCTTTTTGTGGATGTGGCGAAATTGGTAGACGCACATTCCTTGGAAGATTGCGACATTATGTCATTGCGAGTTCGAATCTCGTCATCCACACAACGTGCCCCTGTAGTTCAATCGGACAGAACAGTAGCCTACTAATCTTCAGATTCGGGTTCGATTCCCGGCAGGGGTACTTTTTCATATAAATACTGACAAGAAAATCTGCGGACTAATTTATAGATATAATTTTAATATTTGAATACATTTTAATACATTTTCTTTAATTTCTTTTGAAGTAAAACGAATTACAATCCAACCATTATCAATACTAAATTTATCTCTACGTTCATCAATTTTTTTCACCCTTTCCTGATTATGTGTACCACCATCAATTTCAACATCAATTTTTAATTTTGGAAACGCAAAATCATATGAATATATGCCATGTTGATAATTATATGACCAATCCGTAATTAATGCAGATTCCAATGCATTTTTAAATATTTTTTCAGGATAACTCATTTTACTCGAATGATTTAATTTATATGGTACTTTATCTGGATGTTCGTTTAAATATTTTATTCTTTCAATACTAATTCTTTTTTTATCTTCTTCTGACCATTTAAATCCATTTGAATTTCTTGCAATGGTCATATTTGTAATAATTTCGTGATATTTTGGATTTGATTTACAGTGTGTAATATGTCCACCAAGTTTACGACCATTTTCAAAAATATTATCACAATGAGGACATATCAATTTTTCATTTTTTAATTTTCTCGATGTTTCTTTTAAAGGTCTTTGATAATTGGAATGAATTCTACAATGAGCAATATATGAATGACGTTTTTCAAATTCTTTATTACATTTATTGCAACAATACATAATATTAATTATTTTATATAAATACGTAGCATAATAAAAAAGCATTACACTCATATATAAAAATTTGAATAAGTGTAATGCTTTATGTGACTCTGATGGGATTCGAACCCACGTATCCCTGATTAAGAGTCAGGTCCGAAAGCCTCTACGGATACAGAGTCATTAGTGGGAGTGGCAGGATTCGAACCTGCTGCGTTTCTTATGTGCTGGTTTTACAGACCAGTGCCCATCCACCATCTGAGCAGCACTCCCTTTACGTACCTTCGATGGGACTCGAACCCATAATCCTCACTTTAAGAGAGTGCAGCTTCACCTATTAAGCTACGAAGGTATTTATATGTTTTTCAATTACTCCGATACACAAAACATATAAAAGTCTACGGTAGTGAGAGTGGAAGGATTCGAACCTCCACGTCCGAAGAGTCTGATCTACAGTCAGGTGAGCCAGCCAATTGCTCAACACTCCCATTTGAACTATTTAAACTCTTCTTATTCTAATTGGATAAGTCCACAGAAACATCAGTTCATTTAGTTTCAGTTAGTGCACCGGTTGGAATTGAACCAACGTGACCGGATTAAAAGTCCGGGGCATCCCGACACAAGGTCTCCGCTTTGCTACGGGTGCGTATGCTACTTTATTTTCTGGACATTGGATAAAAAGTAGTAAAAAACCCTGTCAGTGACCCCGGAGGGAGTTGAACCCTCGACCCCCTGTTTAAAAGACAGGTGCATCTACCAACTGAGCTACGAAGTCATACAAAAACAAAAAACCCGACTCATTGAATCGGGTTTCGTGTGCATAATGCAAAGATCATTGCTTATCTTTTACAAGTGGACATAATATTCCCGATTCTCATAAACAGTTTCTTATAAGATTTTTTACTGTAATAATATGTTCCAAATGTTGTCATCATTTCTTTTT